GCGTGCGGATCTGCGCGGGCAGATGGTCGAGACGGCCGCCATCGGCTACATGGCCGCGAAGCCCGTCGCGCAGGCGATGGAGCTCGAAGTCGCCATGGCCGACGTGGCCAAGGTGATCAAGTTCGAGGGCAACCAGCGCGAGGAGATGTCGAACGCGAACCTGAAACTCGCGAGCGACCGGCTGATTTCCTCCGGCGGCATCACCGCCGTCGACCTGGCGAAGATCCAGTATGCGGCCGGGCAATCGGGCATCGGCAACGACGAGGCGACGTCCGAGGGCAAGCAGCGCGCGGTAATGGAGTTCACGCGCGACGCGGCCATCATGGGCGGCGCGTTCGACCTGGGCGCCGAGGAGGCAGGGTCGATCATGGCCGGCTGGCGTGCGTCGATGGGCCTCGATCGGGAGAAAACCCTCGACCTGGCCAACGCGACGAACTACCTCGGCAACAGCTTCAACGCCACGCCGGCCGATATCGCGTCGGTCGTGAAGCGGTACGGCGCCGTCGGCCAGGCCTCCGGCCTGCGGCCTGAGCAGAGCGCGGCGCTGTCGGCGGCGCTGCTCAATCCGGGCACCGAGAAGGAAATCGCCGGCACCGGCATGAAAAACTTCCTCGCGGCGCTGACCAAGGGCTCGGCCGCGACGAAGGGCCAGCGCGAAGCCTGGTCGAGCCTGGGCATGGATCCCGAGGATCTGGCCAAGCAGATGCAGCAGGACGCCCCGGGCACGATCATGGACGTGCTGCAGGCCATCAAGGCGCAGCCGATCGAGGAGCAATCGGCGCTCGCGACGCAGTTGTTCGGCTCGGAGTCGATCGGCGCGATCATGCCGATGCTGCAGAACCTGGGCGAGGTCGAGCGGGCGTTCAAGATGGTGGCCAACTCGGCCGACCGGGCGGGCTCGATGATGACCGAGGCCGAGGGCAAGGCGAACACGGCGCGCGGCGGCTGGGATGCCTTCGTCGCGCGCCTGACGCGCCTCTCGACGCTGGTCGGCAATGCCATGCTGCCGGCCCTGAACGCCACGCTCGTGCCGCTGGGCGCGCTGGTCGACGGGATGTCCTGGTTCGCCGAGACGTTCCCGATGATCACCTCCGGTCTCGCCGTCGCCGCTGGCGGCCTGGCCGCGCTCAAGGTGGGCGCGCTGGGCTTGAAGTTCGTCGGGCTGATGGTCGGCCAGGCGTTCAACCGTGCCGGCCTGGCCCGCGCCAAGCTCGACGCTACGACCTTTCGCTCGGCTACCACGGCCGATGCTGCAGTGCTGCGCCTAAACGCTGCCATGGCTCGCCTGGGCGCTGGTGGCGTGGGCGGCGCGGATGTCGGCGGCAAGCGAGGGCGCGGCGGGCGAGGAGGTCGGGCCGGCGGGGGCGGTCGAGGCCTTGGCGGCAAGCTGGCGGGCGTTGCTGGCCGTGGCGCTGCGCCGCTCGTGCTGGCGGCGGGCGCGATGAACCTGGCGAGCGTGATCAGTGACGGCGGCACCGGCGAGGAGATCGGCGGCGCGGCTGGCAGCACGGCGGGCGGCCTCGGCGGTATGTGGGCCGGCGCTGCGCTCGGCGCTGCGGCGGGGTCGGTTGTGCCGATCGTTGGCACGGCGGCCGGCGGCCTCATTGGCGGCGCCATAGGCGGCCTGGCGGGCAGCAGCGCGGGCGAGTGGATCGGCGAGAAGCTGGGCGCCCTGGTCGACAAGCTGGGATCGCCCGAGGCGACCGCGAAAGAGATCGTGACCAATACCGACAACCGGCAAACCACGTTCGCGCCCGTGATCACCATCCAGGGCGCCGACCATGCCACCTCGCAGGCGCTGGGCGACTCGATCATGCAGCGGATGAAGGCCGAATTTATGCCGATGATGGCCATGGATCCGCTGGCGGTTCGACGCGGCGCTGCACTGACTGACGGGAGCAACTGATGCCGCAGCAATTGGCACTCGGCGAGTTCGTGTTCGGGCTCGCTACCGGGTTTCCCTACGACCGCCTTGCACGCAAGACGTCGGGCGGCTGGGTCGACCTGGACATCATCAGCAGCAAGCCCCTATCGCATAACACCGGCCAGGGGCTCGAAACCGTGCGTCTGAGCGGCAAAGCGCAGTGGGCCGCAGGGATGGCCAAGGTCGACGAGCTGCGCGCCATGGCGAACAGTAGGGCGCCGTTCACGCTGGTGGACGGTCTCGGCCGCAACTGGGGGCGCTGGCGAATCGACGGGGTAAGCGAGGATCAGGAGCGCGTCATCGATGACGGCACCGCCTCGCTTTTGAACTGGACGCTCGAACTATCGGAATTCGTCAATGCGTAAGGTCAGAACGCTCGCCGGTGACACGGCGAACACGCTGCTATATCGCGAGCTCGGCCGGTCGGATGACGCGGCCGAGGAGGCCTTTTGGCTGGTCAATCCTGGCCTCGCGGAATACGGCACGGTATTGCCTGCAGGCGTGCGGGTCGCGCTGCCTGAGCTGGCCAACGCGCCCGCGCAGGCGGCGCCGCTGACGGCCTGGGACTAAGGGGGAAGCATGGAAATTGGATATACCCCGGCCGTCGAGATCTACGGCGCGAACGCGTCGCTGATCAACGCGCGGCTCGTGGATTGGGAGCACGTCGACGCCGCCGGCATCGAGTCGGATCAACTGAAATTGACCGTCAACATCGAGGGCCTGGAGGGCCTGCCGAGTTTCGACGCGAAGATCGGCCTGCGTGTGGGCTACGAGGAGACCGGGCTCGTCGACAAAGGCGAGTTCACGGTCACGCGCGTGACGCCGCAGCTATTCCCGGCGCTGATGCTGATCGTCGCGACGGCGGCGCCGTTCACGGTCAAGGATCCGACCGGCTTCAAGGCCCGCCGCTCCGAAACCTACGCCATGACCACGCTCGGCCAAGTGTTCCGCCGCGTGGTCGAGCGGCACGGGTTTACGCCCCGCGTTGCCGCCGACCTCGAGGCGATCGCGATCGTCCACATCGACCAGTCGAACGAGACCGATGCGGCGTTCCTGACGCGCCTCGCGAAGCGCTTCGATGCGGTCGCGAAGCCGGTCAACGACCTGTATGTGCTGGGTCGCCGTGGCCAGCTCAAGACGCTGAGCGGCAAGCCGATGCCGAAGGTCACGCTGTCGGTGACGCAGGACAACCGGCCCGGCAGCAAAGCGTTCATCGCGGCCAGCATCGACAGCGATGCGCGGATCCGCATCAAGGGCGTTAAAACGGCCTGGTGGGATGGCAGCAGCGGAAAGGAGATCATTGTCGAGACGGGCAGCGAGCCGTTCCGCAAGATGCGCCAGCGCTACCAGGACGCGGACGAGGCCAGGGCGGCCGGCGAGGGCGAGCTGCGCAAGGCCAAGCGCCAGGAGACGAAACTCCGGATCGACTGCCCGGGAAATCCGGCATTCGGCGCCGAGGGCCTGGTCGAGCTCGATGCGACGTGGCCATCGTTCATGCGTGGCGATTGGTCGATCGATAAGGTGACCTCGAGCGGATCCAGGCAGCAGAGCTACCGCTGCACGATCGAGGCGAGTTATCCGGACGGAAAACAGGAGTGACGCGCGCCCCATGGCTTCGGCTGTGGGGCGTTTTTTTGTGCCCATGAAAAAGCCCCCACTGCCTCGCGGCGGTGGGGGCTTTCGTCGTTTCTGGCCTACTGCAGGCGCTCGAGCACGGCCGCCGGCATCGATGGCGAACCGCTGCCGATGACCAGGTTCGGCAGATCCTGGTAAGGCCCTGGTCCTTTCTGCTCGAGACGATCGACGACCTGCCGGGCCTTGCCGTTGGCCGTCGCCCAATCGTCGCCGACCTGGATCCAGGCGCTCGGCGCCCCGGCGTATTCGCAGACGGCCCACGTGTTGCCGCTGTCCTCGATCGCCTCGCAACTCGGCTCGAAGCCGGCGGCGCGGTGGGCGTTGGCCAGGCCGCGCGTTTCCTTGCCGCGCAGATCCATCGCCAGCGCGCCGAGTATGCCGAGGGCGACCACGCCCCCGATTACTGCTTTGTTCATCCTGCAGCCCCTCCTAAGTTGGCGGGCGCAGGGTAACAAAAAGCCCGCCGAGGGGCGGGCTTGTGGGTGTAGCGACATTCCAGGCAGCTAGGCGCCTTCTTCGGTCAGTTTGTCGGCCTGGGACGCGTACCATCCGCGATCCCAATGCTGCACGACCTCAAGGCCTTTATCGTGCGGTCCCGCCTCATACGGCAAGCCGTTTTGATTGTCGTGGTATCCAGCGGCATACCAGTCGTCGGCCGTCATGCCGGGAGTGATTTCGGGTTCGGTCATCGGTTTCAGCTCCTGCCGGCTTGGCCGGCTTGTGGTGGTGGGTATTTCGCGGCGGCTTACTCCTCCTCGTCGCGAAGTCGATCCTGCTCCTGTTCCCATTCGCACATGCTGACGTGCTCGAACCAGTCATCCTCGTCACGGAACTCGTGGCGGTCGCAGTGCGGGCAGTCGGCGTAAAACGGTTCGGGGTCATGCATTGCTGGCGGTCTCCTCGGTCTGCTTCCATTGCGCGCCTTGGCCGCTGGCCATGGCCGCGATAACGCCCAGCGTGGTCAGGCAATCGACCTCGGCCCGGTGCGCCTGGCCATGGATCTCGACGCCCTGCTGCGCTGCGGCATTGGTCAGGCGCTGGCGGCGCACCTTGCCGGCCTCCTCGCCTGGCTCGCCGTAAAACCGCTTGTATGCGGTCTGCGCGCATTCGGCGGTGAGCGCTGGCGGAACGATGCCGTGAGCCGCTGCGCTCTGGCCGATCAGGCGCAGGTCGTAGTCGGCGTGCCAGATGACCAGGCGTCGCCCGCGCAGGATCTGCACGAGCTGGGCTTGCACCTCTGGCCAGCTCGGCGCGTCGGCGACCATGGCGTCGGTGATCTTGTGGATCTCGCTAATGTCGGCAGGGATGGGCTTGGTCGGTTTGACCAGGCTCTGCAGCAGGGTTTTGCCGCCGCGATCGATGACCGCGATCTCGACGATCTCCGCGTTCTCGTCGAGCCCCGTGGTTTCGGTGTCGAGGATGACGGTTTCGTCGCCGTCCATCCATTCGCGGGCGAGCTCTGCGGGCGTTGGGGTGTGCATCATGCGGCTTGCTGCAGCCGTCATCAGCACTTGGTTGCCTCGAACCTCGATCTGGCCGAGGGCGTGGCGCCAATCGCCGCTGAGAGGCGATCGCACGGGATGCGCGAGCATCACGATGCGCGCGAGGAACTGGCGCAGCCCGAACTCGTCGCTGAGCTCGTCGGCGATAAGTTCATCCTCGATAAATTCCTGCACCTCGTCCCATATGTCGTCGCCAGCCGCCTCGCGTTCGGCGAACCGCTCCGGATAGGCGGCGACGATCAGCTCGAACAGCTCGAGGTCGCTAAGGGCTTCGGTATTGGCTAGGGTTTTGGCTTTCATTCTGGTCACTCCGTTGGGTTAGGCGGCTTTCTGCAGGGCGAGGATGACCTCGGCGCCTGCTTTGGGCGGCACGGCATTGCCGGCCAGGTGTACGGTTAGGGCGTGTTGCGGTGGGCGCTTGGTGCCGGCCGGGAACGACTGGCCGAGCAGCACCTCGTCGGCGGTCAGCATTCGCATGTATTCGCCGTCGACCAGTGCCCAGCGGTCGCGGGTGGTCAGCGTGCCGATCGGCCGCTCGAGGCTGCGGCCGGTGGTGCCTGAGCCTTTGCCGTAGTACGGCATGACGAAGCGATCGCCGAAGGCCTGGCGGCCATTGGCGACCCTTCGCAGGGTGGCCAGCGATCGCCCGGGCTTGTGGATCTGCGACCAGTTGCCGGCCGCGAAGTCGAGGAAGGCCGTCGCCGGCACGTGCTCGAGGCGCGGGAGCTGCAGGCGAAGCGGCGCGCGGCTGCGCGTCAGTACCAGGAACAGGCGCTCGCGGTTCTGCGGCACGCCGAGGTCGGCGCAGTCGACCAGGTGCGGCGCGATCGAGTAGCCGAGCGCCTCGAGGGCGAGCGTCCAGGCTGGGTACAGCGCCCAGCTCATGAACTCGCGGACGTTCTCGACGAGTGCCGCCGCTGGCCGGTGGAACTCGAGCGCCGAAACGACTGCCCACGCCGTCGACCTCGAGGAGTCGTGTTGCGGATTGCCGGAGCTCTTGCCGCGCGCGCGGCTGTGCCCCTGGCAGCAGGGCGAGGCGAGCAGCAGGTCATGTGCCGGCACCTGCGACCAGTTGGCCTGGTGCAAGTCCTGGCAGACGTGAATCGCCCCGGGGTGGTTCGCGCTGTGCCACTGCACGGCGTCCGGCCAGTGGTTTGCCGCCCATAGGACGTCGACGCCCGCCATGCGCGCGCCGGTCGACCAGCCGCCGAGGCCGGCGAAAAGATCAATCGCGGTCGTCATGGTCGTCATTCCCTTGCGCTTGCGGATAGTCGGGCGTTGCGGTGTAAACGCGCCAGATGAACGCGCCGATCGCCACCAGGGCGCCCCCGAGGAGGCCGAGCAGGATCTCGAGCGAGCTGGAACTGCTGCGGCGGCTCATGCTGTGGGCTCCTGTCCTGGGCGGGCGTAGTGCGGCACCGGGGCGCCCGCGACCTCACCCTCGAGCCAGGTGCGGAAGGGCACGCCGCCGACCTGGCCGTCGATATGCGCGGGCAGGCGCCCGGGCAGGGCGCGGACGTAGTCGGCGAGCTCGATGCACTCGGTCTGACAGGTGCGAACGCGGTGCTGCAGCAGCGCCTTCTCGTGATCGGCCCCGGCGATGACGTCCAGGAGCGGGCGAACGATCTCGTCGGCCGCCGTCACGATCGCGACGATTTTCGGATCCGGCTTGCGCACTTGCCCGAGGTAGTGGTCGAGCATCCGAACGTCGCGGTAGTCGCGACGCATGGCGGCGGCAATGCGCTGGGCGGCGGCCTCGAGGGCGCGGGCTTGGTCGGTCGTCATCATGCGGCCCTCGCGATGGCGGCCAGCGCGTCGACGCGCAGGCGGGCGGGCATGTGCTGCAGGATGAACGCGCACGCCAGGGCGCGGGCCTTGGGGCCTGCGATGCGGGCGAGCGGTAGGTTTGACGCGGTGGTATAGTCGTTCGCTGACATGGGTTAGATCCTCGCTAGGGTTTTGCTTGTGTCTGCCTGGTCAGCGGTTGCCGCCGCTGGCCGGGCACCTCTCTCAGCTCAAGGCGTCCAGGCGCCGTTTCAGTTCGGCGACGTTGCCGACATCGAACCGCCCGTCTCCGCGCTTGTACTTCTCGAACAGGTCGTCGATCGCCTCGAGCAGCAGATGCTTTACCGGCGTCTCGCTCATGCCCTTAATTTCCTGCAAGCCCTGGTGATAGCGCTTCGGCGCCAGCAGCGGGATTTTCTTCTCGGTCGGGTCGTTGGCTACCGCCGCGCGGGCCTTCTCTACGTGCGCCGGCGTGGCCTGGGCTGCGCCGCGCTGGCTGGGGCGTTGGGTGCTAAGGCTCATTGCAGGATCTCCAGGACTTCGGTGGTCAGTGCCTCGATCTCGATGCGTGCCTCGTCGCTTGGGCGCAGGTCCATGACGCTGCGGCCCTTCGGCACGCCGTCGACGTAGGCGACGCGCTGGTGTGTGCGCGCCTCGAGGACGGGCAGCTCGAGGCCTGCGAGGGCGTCCGCGACTTCGCGGGCCAGGCGCGTGCCCCATATCGCGCGCGCCACCAGCAGCCCCGCGAGCGGCTTGCCGTCAGTCAGCTCCTGCCGGTCTTTCACGAGCTGCGCCAGGTCGCTGGTCGCCCAAATGTCGTACTGGCTCGGCTGGACGGGGATCAGGACGAAGTCGGCGACCTTGATCGCCGCCGCAGTGAGCTCGCCGACCTCCGGCTTGCCGTCGACGATTACGAAGTCGTAGCCGCCCGCCACGCGGGGCAGATCGCGCGCCAGTTGCTTGCCCATGGAAATAACCGGCACGTGCCAGGCGACGTCGTTGCCGTCCTGGGCGGCGGCCCAATCGGTTGCCGAGCCCTGGTCGTTGTTGAGGTCTACGATCAGAACGCTATGGCCACGCGCTGCGATGCACGCGGCGAGGTTGGTGGACGTGGTCGTCTTTGTGGTGCCGCCCTTCTGGTTGAGCACCGAGATTATTTTCGGCATGGCTGGATTCCTGGTGGTGGGTTTATCGGTCAACGAGCGCAAGAATAGGAACAAAAGAACAAAAGAGCAATAGGACATTTGCGCAAAAGATCATAAACAAGCGGCGCGCCAGCGCCATACCTTGTCCGCCTTTACTGGCTTGTCCCTTCTCCTCAGCCTGGAACCCGCCAACGGCGCGGGTTTCCCGCGCCATAAACGCCAGCGCGAAGCGCTGAGTCCTTTTAGGGTATGCCATGCCCAAGCTATCCGACTGGCTTCTCGTCCTGGGCGATTAGCGATCTACCAAGGCAAGGCATAGCGCCAAGCCGCTGACAGCATCCAAGGTGCAAAGGTGTATGCACACTATAAGCATGCACCCTAACGCATGACCCAATATACACCCCTACACACGCGCGCAAAGGTGTATGCACCCTTGCCGCCTTATATACGTATATAAGGCGGCAAGGGTGCATACACCTTTGCGCGCGTGTGTAGGGGTGTATATTGGGTCATGCGTTAGGGTGCATGCTTATAGTGTGCATACACCTTTGCACCTTGGATGCTGTCAGCGGCTTGGCGCTATGCCTTGCCTTGGTAGATCGCTAATCGCCCAGGACGAGAAGCCAGTCGGATAGCTTGGGCATGGCATACCCTAAAAGGACTCAGCGCTTCGCGCTGGCGTTTATGGCGCGGGAAACCCGCGCCGTTGGCGGGTTCCAGGCTGAGGAGAAGGGACAAGCCAGTAAAGGCGGACAAGGTATGGCGCTGGCGCGCCGCTTGTTTATGATCTTTTGCGCAAATGTCCTATTGCTCTTTTGTTCTTTTGTTCCTATTCTTGCGCTCGTTGACCGATAAACCCACCACCAGGAATCCAGCCATGCCGAAAATAATCTCGGTGCTCAACCAGAAGGGCGGCACCACAAAGACGACCACGTCCACCAACCTCGCCGCGTGCATCGCAGCGCGTGGCCATAGCGTTCTGATCGTAGACCTCAACAACGACCAGGGCTCGGCAACCGATTGGGCCGCCGCCCAGGACGGCAACGACGTCGCCTGGCACGTGCCGGTTATTTCCATGGGCAAGCAACTGGCGCGCGATCTGCCCCGCGTGGCGGGCGGCTACGACTTCGTAATCGTCGACGGCAAGCCGGAGGTCGGCGAGCTCACTGCGGCGGCGATCAAGGTCGCCGACTTCGTCCTGATCCCCGTCCAGCCGAGCCAGTACGACATTTGGGCGACCAGCGACCTGGCGCAGCTCGTGAAAGACCGGCAGGAGCTGACTGACGGCAAGCCGCTCGCGGGGCTGCTGGTGGCGCGCGCGATATGGGGCACGCGCCTGGCCCGCGAAGTCGCGGACGCCCTCGCAGGCCTCGAGCTGCCCGTCCTCGAGGCGCGCACACACCAGCGCGTCGCCTACGTCGACGGCGTGCCGAAGGGCCGCAGCGTCATGGACCTGCGCCCAAGCGACGAGGCACGCATCGAGATCGAGGCACTGACCACCGAAGTCCTGGAGATCCTGCAATGAGCCTTAGCACCCAACGCCCCAGCCAGCGCGGCGCAGCCCAGGCCACGCCGGCGCACGTAGAGAAGGCCCGCGCGGCGGTAGCCAACGACCCGACCGAGAAGAAAATCCCGCTGCTGGCGCCGAAGCGCTATCACCAGGGCTTGCAGGAAATTAAGGGCATGAGCGAGACGCCGGTAAAGCATCTGCTGCTCGAGGCGATCGACGACCTGTTCGAGAAGTACAAGCGCGGAGACGGGCGGTTCGATGTCGGCAACGTCGCCGAACTGAAACGGCGCCTGGACGCCTTGAGCTGAGAGAGGTGCCCGGCCAGCGGCGGCAACCGCTGACCAGGCAGACACAAGCAAAACCCTAGCGAGGATCTAACCCATGTCAGCGAACGACTATACCACCGCGTCAAACCTACCGCTCGCCCGCATCGCAGGCCCCAAGGCCCGCGCCCTGGCGTGCGCGTTCATCCTGCAGCACATGCCCGCCCGCCTGCGCGTCGACGCGCTGGCCGCCATCGCGAGGGCCGCATGATGACGACCGACCAAGCCCGCGCCCTCGAGGCCGCCGCCCAGCGCATTGCCGCCGCCATGCGTCGCGACTACCGCGACGTTCGGATGCTCGACCACTACCTCGGGCAAGTGCGCAAGCCGGATCCGAAAATCGTCGCGATCGTGACGGCGGCCGACGAGATCGTTCGCCCGCTCCTGGACGTCATCGCCGGGGCCGATCACGAGAAGGCGCTGCTGCAGCACCGCGTTCGCACCTGTCAGACCGAGTGCATCGAGCTCGCCGACTACGTCCGCGCCCTGCCCGGGCGCCTGCCCGCGCATATCGACGGCCAGGTCGGCGGCGTGCCCTTCCGCACCTGGCTCGAGGGTGAGGTCGCGGGCGCCCCGGTGCCGCACTACGCCCGCCCAGGACAGGAGCCCACAGCATGAGCCGCCGCAGCAGTTCCAGCTCGCTCGAGATCCTGCTCGGCCTCCTCGGGGGCGCCCTGGTGGCGATCGGCGCGTTCATCTGGCGCGTTTACACCGCAACGCCCGACTATCCGCAAGCGCAAGGGAATGACGACCATGACGACCGCGATTGATCTTTTCGCCGGCCTCGGCGGCTGGTCGACCGGCGCGCGCATGGCGGGCGTCGACGTCCTATGGGCGGCAAACCACTGGCCGGACGCCGTGCAGTGGCACAGCGCGAACCACCCCGGGGCGATTCACGTCTGCCAGGACTTGCACCAGGCCAACTGGTCGCAGGTGCCGGCACATGACCTGCTGCTCGCCTCGCCCTGCTGCCAGGGGCACAGCCGCGCGCGCGGCAAGAGCTCCGGCAATCCGCAACACGACTCCTCGAGGTCGACGGCGTGGGCAGTCGTTTCGGCGCTCGAGTTCCACCGGCCAGCGGCGGCACTCGTCGAGAACGTCCGCGAGTTCATGAGCTGGGCGCTGTACCCAGCCTGGACGCTCGCCCTCGAGGCGCTCGGCTACTCGATCGCGCCGCACCTGGTCGACTGCGCCGACCTCGGCGTGCCGCAGAACCGCGAGCGCCTGTTCCTGGTACTGACGCGCAGCCGCGCGCCGCTTCGCCTGCAGCTCCCGCGCCTCGAGCACGTGCCGGCGACGGCCTTCCTCGACTTCGCGGCCGGCAACTGGTCGCAGATCCACAAGCCCGGGCGATCGCTGGCCACCCTGCGAAGGGTCGCCAATGGCCGCCAGGCCTTCGGCGATCGCTTCGTCATGCCGTACTACGGCAAAGGCTCAGGCACCACCGGCCGCAGCCTCGAGCGGCCGATCGGCACGCTGACCACCCGCGACCGCTGGGCACTGGTCGACGGCGAATACATGCGAATGCTGACCGCCGACGAGGTGCTGCTCGGCCAGTCGTTCCCGGCCGGCACCAAGCGCCCACCGCAACACGCCCTAACCGTACACCTGGCCGGCAATGCCGTGCCGCCCAAAGCAGGCGCCGAGGTCATCCTCGCCCTGCAGAAAGCCGCCTAACCCAACGGAGTGACCAGAATGAAAGCCAAAACCCTAGCCAATACCGAAGCCCTTAGCGACCTCGAGCTGTTCGAGCTGATCGTCGCCGCCTATCCGGAGCGGTTCGCCGAACGCGAGGCGGCTGGCGACGACATATGGGACGAGGTGCAGGAATTTATCGAGGATGAACTTATCGCCGACGAGCTCAGCGACGAGTTCGGGCTGCGCCAGTTCCTCGCGCGCATCGTGATGCTCGCGCATCCCGTGCGATCGCCTCTCAGCGGCGATTGGCGCCACGCCCTCGGCCAGATCGAGGTTCGAGGCAACCAAGTGCTGATGACGGCTGCAGCAAGCCGCATGATGCACACCCCAACGCCCGCAGAGCTCGCCCGCGAATGGATGGACGGCGACGAAACCGTCATCCTCGACACCGAAACCACGGGGCTCGACGAGAACGCGGAGATCGTCGAGATCGCGGTCATCGATCGCGGCGGCAAAACCCTGCTGCAGAGCCTGGTCAAACCGACCAAGCCCATCCCTGCCGACATTAGCGAGATCCACAAGATCACCGACGCCATGGTCGCCGACGCGCCGAGCTGGCCAGAGGTGCAAGCCCAGCTCGTGCAGATCCTGCGCGGGCGACGCCTGGTCATCTGGCACGCCGACTACGACCTGCGCCTGATCGGCCAGAGCGCAGCGGCTCACGGCATCGTTCCGCCAGCGCTCACCGCCGAATGCGCGCAGACCGCATACAAGCGGTTTTACGGCGAGCCAGGCGAGGAGGCCGGCAAGGTGCGCCGCCAGCGCCTGACCAATGCCGCAGCGCAGCAGGGCGTCGAGATCCATGGCCAGGCGCACCGGGCCGAGGTCGATTGCCTGACCACGCTGGGCGTTATCGCGGCCATGGCCAGCGGCCAAGGCGCGCAATGGAAGCAGACCGAGGAGACCGCCAGCAATGCATGACCCCGAACCGTTTTACGCCGACTGCCCGCACTGCGACCGCCACGAGTTCCGTGACGAGGATGACTGGTTCGAGCACGTCAGCATGTGCGAATGGGAACAGGAGCAGGATCGACTTCGCGACGAGGAGGAGTAAGCCGCCGCGAAATACCCACCACCACAAGCCGGCCAAGCCGGCAGGAGCTGAAACCGATGACCGAACCCGAAATCACTCCCGGCATGACGGCCGACGACTGGTATGCCGCTGGATACCACGACAATCAAAACGGCTTGCCGTATGAGGCGGGACCGCACGATAAAGGCCTTGAGGTCGTGCAGCATTGGGATCGCGGATGGTACGCGTCCCAGGCCGACAAACTGACCGAAGAAGGCGCCTAGCTGCCTGGAATGTCGCTACACCCACAAGCCCGCCCCTCGGCGGGCTTTTTGTTACCCTGCGCCCGCCAACTTAGGAGGGGCTGCAGGATGAACAAAGCAGTAATCGGGGGCGTGGTCGCCCTCGGCATACTCGGCGCGCTGGCGATGGATCTGCGCGGCAAGGAAACGCGCGGCCTGGCCAACGCCCACCGCGCCGCCGGCTTCGAGCCGAGTTGCGAGGCGATCGAGGACAGCGGCAACACGTGGGCCGTCTGCGAATACGCCGGGGCGCCGAGCGCCTGGATCCAGGTCGGCGACGATTGGGCGACGGCCAACGGCAAGGCCCGGCAGGTCGTCGATCGTCTCGAGCAGAAAGGACCAGGGCCTTACCAGGATCTGCCGAACCTGGTCATCGGCAGCGGTTCGCCATCGATGCCGGCGGCCGTGCTCGAGCGCCTGCAGTAGGCCAGAAACGACGAAAGCCCCCACCGCCGCGAGGCAGTGGGGGCTTTTTCATGGGCACAAAAAAACGCCCCACAGCCGAAGCCATGGGGCGCGCGTCACTCCTGTTTTCCGTCCGGATAACTCGCCTCGATCGTGCAGCGGTAGCTCTGCTGCCTGGATCCGCTCGAGGTCACCTTATCGATCGACCAATCGCCACGCATGAACGATGGCCACGTCGCATCGAGCTCGACCAGGCCCTCGGCGCCGAATGCCGGATTTCCCGGGCAGTCGATCCGGAGTTTCGTCTCCTGGCGCTTGGCCTTGCGCAGCTCGCCCTCGCCGGCCGCCCTGGCCTCGTCCGCGTCCTGGTAGCGCTGGCGCATCTTGCGGAACGGCTCGCTGCCCGTCTCGACAATGATCTCCTTTCCGCTGCTGCCATCCCACCAGGCCGTTTTAACGCCCTTGATGCGGATCCGCGCATCGCTGTCGATGCTGGCCGCGATGAACGCTTTGCTGCCGGGCCGGTTGTCCTGCGTCACCGACAGCGTGACCTTCGGCATCGGCTTGCCGCTCAGCGTCTTGAGCTGGCCACGGCGACCCAGCACATACAGGTCGTTGACCGGCTTCGCGACCGCATCGAAGCGCTTCGCGAGGCGCGTCAGGAACGCCGCATCGGTCTCGTTCGACTGGTCGATGTGGACGATCGCGATCGCCTCGAGGTCGGCGGCAACGCGGGGCGTAAACCCGTGCCGCTCGACCACGCGGCGGAACACTTGGCCGAGCGTGGTCATGGCGTAGGTTTCGGAGCGGCGGGCCTTGAAGCCGGTCGGATCCTTGACCGTGAACGGCGCCGCCGTCGCGACGATCAGCATCAGCGCCGGGAATAGCTGCGGCGTCACGCGCGTGACCGTGAACTCGCCTTTGTCGACGAGCCCGGTCTCCTCGTAGCCCACACGCAGGCCGATCTTCGCGTCGAAACTCGGCAGGCCCTCCAGGCCCTCGATGTTGACGGTCAATTTCAGTTGATCCGACTCGATGCCGGCGGCGTCGACGTGCTCCCAATCCACGAGCCGCGCGTTGATCAGCGACGCGTTCGCGCCGTAGATCTCGACGGCCGGGGTATATCCAATTTCCATGCTTCCCCCTTAGTCCCAGGCCGTCAGCGGCGCCGCCTGCGCGGGCGCGTTGGCCAGCTCAGGCAGCGCGACCCGCACGCCTGCAGGCAATACCGTGCCGTATTCCGCGAGGCCAGGATTGACCAGCCAAAAGGCCTCCTCGGCCGCGTCATCCGACCGGCCGAGCTCGCGATATAGCAGCGTGTTCGCCGTGTCACCGGCGAGCGTTCTGACCTTACGCATTGACGAATTCCGATAGTTCGAGCGTCCAGTTCAAAAGCGAGGCGGTGCCGTCATCGATGACGCGCTCCTGATCCTCGCTTACCCCGTCGATTCGCCAGCGCCCCCAGTTGCGGCCGAGACCGTCCACCAGCGTGAACGGCGCCCTACTGTTCGCCATGGCGCGCAGCTCGTCGACCTTGGCCATCCCTGCGGCCCACTGCGCTTTGCCGCTCAGACGCACGGTTTCGAGCCCCTGGCCGGTGTTATGCGATAGGGGCTTGCTGCTGATGATGTCCAGGTCGACCCAGCCGCCCGACGTCTTGCGTGCAAGGCGGTCGTAGGGAAACCCGGTAGCGAGCCCGAACACGAACTCGCCGAGTGCCAATTGCTGCGGCATCAGTTGCTCCCGTCAGTCAGTGCAGCGCCGCGTCGAACCGCCAGCGGATCCATGGCCATCATCGGCATAAATTCGGCCTTCATCCGCTGCATGATCGAGTCGCCCAGCGCCTGCGAGGTGGCATGGTCGGCGCCCTGGATGGTGATCACGGGCGCGAACGTGGTTTGCCGGTTGTCGGTATTGGTCACGATCTCTTTCGCGGTCGCCTCGGGCGATCCCAGCTTGTCGACCAGGGCGCCCAGCTTCTCGCCGATCCACTCGCCCGCGCTGCTGCCCGCCAGGCCGCCTATGGCGCCGCCAATGAGGCCGCCGGCCGCCGTGCCAACGATCGGCACAACCGACCCCGCCGCAGCGCCGAGCGCAGCGCCGGCCCACATACCGCCGAGGCCGCCCGCCGTGCTGCCAGCCGCGCCGCCGATCTCCTCGCCGGTGCCGCCGTCACTGATCACGCTCGCCAGGTTCATCGCGCCCGCCGCCAGCACGAGCGGCGCAGCGCCACGGCCAGCAACGCCCGCCAGCTTGCCGCCAAGGCCTCGACCGCCCCCGCCGGCCCGACCTCCTCGCCCGCCGCGCCCTCGCTTGCCGCCGACATCCGCGCCGCCCACGCCACCAGCGCCCAGGCGAGCCATGGCAGCGTTTAGGCGCAGCACTGCAGCATCGGCCGTGGTAGCCGAGCGAAAGGTCGTAGCGTCGAGCTTGGCGCGGGCCAGGCCGGCACGGTTGAACGCCTGGCCGACCATCAGCCCGACGAACTTCAAGCCCAGCGCGCCCACCTTGAGCGCGGCCAGGCCGCCAGCGGCGACGGCGAGACCGGAGGTGATCATCGGGAACGTCTCGGCGAACCAGGACATCCCGTCGACCAGCGCGCCCAGCGGCACGAGCGTGGCGTTCAGGGCCGGCAGCATGGCATTGCCGACCAGCGTCGAGAGGCGCGTCAGGCGCGCGACGAAGGCATCCCAGCCGCCGCGCGCCGTGTTCGCCTTGCCCTCGGCCTCGGTCATCATCGAGCCCGCCCGGTCGGCCGAGTTGGCCACCATCTTGAACGCCCGCTCGACCTCGCCCAGGTTCTGCAGCATCGGCATGATCGCGCCGATCGACTCCGAGCCGAACAACTGCGTCGCGAGCGCCGATTGCTCCTCGATCGGCTGCGCCTTGATGGCCTGCAGCACGTCCATGATCGTGCCCGGGGCGTCCTGCTGCATCTGCTTGGCCAGATCCTCGGGATCCATGCCCAGGCTCGACCAGGCTTCGCGCTGGCCCTTCGTCGCGGCCGAGCCCTTGGTCAGCGCCGCGAGGAAGTTTTTCATGCCGGTGCCGGCGATTTCCTTCTCGGTGCCCGGATTGAGCAGCGCCGCCGACAGCGCCGCGCTCTGCTCAGGCCGCAGGCCGGAGGCCTGGCCGACGGCGCCGTACCGCTTCACGACCGACGCGATATCGGCCGGCGTGGCGTTGAAGCTGTTGCCGAGGTAGTTCGTCGCGTTGGCCAGGTCGAGGGTTTTCTCCCGATCGAGGCCCATCGACGCACGCCAGCCGGCCATGATCGACCCTGCCTCCTCGGCGCCCAGGTCGAACGCGCCGCCCATGATGGCCGCGTCGCGCGTGAACTCCATTACCGCGCGCTGCTTGCCCTCGGACGTCGCCTCGTCGTTGCCGATGCCCGATTGCCCGGCCGCATACTGGATCTTCGCCAGGTCGACGGCGGTGATGCCGCCGGAGGAAATCAGCCGGTCGCTCGCGAGTTTCAGGTTCGCGTTCGACATCTCCTCGCGCTGGTTGCCCTCGAACTTGATCACCTTGGCCACGTCGGCCATGGCGACTTCGAGCTCCATCGCCTGCGCGACGGGCTTCGCGGCCATGTAGCCGATGGCGGCCGTCTCGACCATCTGCCCGCGCAGATCCGCACGC